GCTCTCGCGGCGGAAGCGGAGAAGCTCCCGGCAAGGAGTGCCCGACCTGTCACAGCGTGATTTTCTCGGGGTACGCCGTGTGCCCCGATTGTGGACACGAGTTCCCCCAGACCGAGAGCGACAAGCTCGGCCACACGTCAGCAGGCGTCCCCGTGCTGTCTGGCGTGGTCGAGGATGAGGAACACGAGGTTGAGTCGGTCGAGTATGCGGTGCATCGCAAGCGGGGAGCCGCGGACGATGCCCCGAAGACGCTGCGTGTGATCTATCGCTTCAATCCTTGGGACTCAATCAGCGAATGGATCTGCATTGAGCACACGGGCTGGGCTCAGCAGCAGGCGAAGAAGTGGTGGGCCGGTCGGTCGGCTCACGAGTTCCCATATGACGCTGACTACGCCGTGAAACTGGCGAACGCCGGAGCACTGGCCCACCCGGTCAAGGTGTTCACGCGGAAGATCAGCGGCGAGCAGTGGCCGAAGATTCTGCGGGTTGAGTGCGGTGAGATCCCGCCCAAGTCGCTCACCGTTCCCGATCTCGAAACCGAGGAGGTTCCGTTCTGATGTCATCTCTCATTTATCTCGCAGGTCCGATCACTCTTCCGGACCCACCATCCAACACTCACTTCGCAATTCAGATTGCGGACGCTCTCGTGTCGGCTGGGTTCACTCCGTTCGTTCCTCACCTGTCGACGCTCTGGCAGACTGTCAAGCCACACTCGCACAGCTGGTGGATTGAGTATGACCTGCGAGTGATCGACAACTGTGCCATCGTTGTCCGGATTCCCGGACCGAGCCAGGGTGCCGATATCGAAGTGTCTTATGCACTGCAGCACGGAATTCCTGTGCTGCATCTCGAAAGCCAAGAGCCCGAAGAGGCTGTCGAAAAGCTAACGCAGCTGTCTCGTGTGGGCCAGGTGCTGGCCGGTCTGTAACCGAGAAAGGATTCTCCAAAGTGCCTCAATCACTCTCCCCCAATGACCCGCAGTTCTGGCAGAAGATCGCCGAGAAGCTGCCAGTGAATGAAGAGAACCGAAAGCTCTGGATCGGAGCTGCAATCAATCAGCTGACCGTTCTGGGCTTCCCGGCTCTCTCACTGCTCTCGCACGCTCCTGACGTCGACGCGAAGGCGTTTGCGGCCTGGATGCTGGAAAACTTCGAGCCGGACTACGGGGAGGGCTTTGAAGGATGATCCCCAGAATCCACGGTCGACGATGGCAAATTCATCACGAAGACCGGGAGGGGCTTTACGGTGAGTGCGACTGGTCCGCAAGGACTATCACGATTCACACGAGCCTGAAGAACTGCCGTAGGCAATTTCGGCTCGAAATCCTTCTGCACGAGGTATTGCATGCGTTGTTCCCTGAGGCTACGGAATGCCAGGTTGACGAAGCTGGGAAGGTTCTTTCCAAGATCGTCTGGGCAGACGGTTGGAGGCGGTTGGACGCTCGCAAAAGGAAGTGAGGGTCTCCTATGTCTCGCGTTCTAATCATCGGTGACACTCACTGCCCTGGCATGCGGACCGGCTACGTTGACTTTCTGAAACGAGTGGCCGACCGCTACGCAATCACGCGGGTTGTTCATATCGGCGACTTGGTCGATTGGGCCTCGATCTCGTACCACGAGAAACACCCAGTGCTTCGGAATCCGACGCTCGAATACAAGCGGGCATTGAAGCAGGTCTCGACGTTGTCGAAGGCGTTCCCGAAAGCCGATTGGCTCATCGGAAATCACGACGCCCTGACCGAGCGCCAGCTAGTGACGGCTGGACTCCCTCCCGAGCTGCTTCGATCACAGAACGACATTTGGCAAATCGGATGGAAGGTCCACAAGCGTTTCGAGAAGCTCGAAATCGATGGTGTGATCTACTCGCACGGGGACAGCGGGCGAGGCGGAATTGATGCCGCTCGGCTCCAGTCTCAAGACAACTTCCGTTCAACAGTGATTGGACACTTCCACGGACAGGCCGGTGTGAAGTGGTTCGCGAACAACGATTCACGGGTCTTTGGCCTCTCCGTGGGTTGCGGGATTGACGCCGACGCCCTGGCCTTCGAGTACGGACGCAAGTTCGCTCGGAAGCCTCTGCTGGGCTGTGGTGTCGTTCTGAATGGGAAGCAGGCTTACTTCGAACCGTGGCTACTGAGGTGTCGAAAGTGACGAAGCTTGCCGTGAAATCGAAGGAAGCCGCGGAGATGCTCAGCATCTCGGAGCGTGTCCTTTCTGACCTCGCGTCGTCCCGAGAGATCGCATCTGTGAAGGTTGGCCGGGCTGTGATCTACGACGTGAGAGAGCTGGAACGCTGGCTGACCGTGAAGACTGAGCAAGGGAGGTTTGCGAGCGATGAGCAGTAACCCGAAGGACGCTGTCGGCCAGCTGAAGCCGCAACTCAATCTGATACCGCCTTCCGCACAGATCCTCGAATCTGTCGTGATGGCTCTTGGGGCTGAAAAGTATGGGCCCTTCAACTGGCGAGAGTCAGCCATCCGGTCCTCGATCTATGTGGCGGCTGCAATGCGCCACTTGCTCGCGTGGGCTGACGGCCAGAACGAAGACCCAGAGAGCGGCGTATCCCACCTGGCCCACGTCCGGGCCTGTATGGGAATCGTTCTTGACGCTCAGTCGCTCGGCAAGCTCGAAGATGATCGTCCGAAGCAAAGCGGGGAAGCCGCAAAGCTGATCGAGCAGCACACGAAGCAGGGACAGGCAATGAAGCCTGGAATCGGATTCCGCACACCGGGCTAATCTTTTTGAAAGGCACACAGAATGGACTCAAGGCTGCACTTTTCAAGCGAGTCGGACAACTGGCCGACTCCTGAAGACTTCTTCGAGAAAATGAACTCGCAATACGGTCCATTTGACGTTGACGTGTGCGCTTCCGCTGAGAACGCAAAGTGCAAGAAGTTCTTCACGAGAGAGGATGACGGCTTGTCTCATGAATGGTCCGGAAGGTGCTGGATGAATCCACCATACGGAAGATCAATTGGAAAGTGGATGAAGAAGGCTTTTGAATCATCCCGTGAAGGGGCTGTTGTTTGCTGCCTGGCTCCAGCAAGGACTGACACGAAATGGTGGCATGACTACGCGATGAATGGAGAGATCACTTTCATTCGCGGAAGACTGAAGTTCGGCGGCCACAAAAACCCAGCGCCTTTTCCGTCTGCTGTCGTCGTGTTTCGAAACAAGTAGAGGTCGTTCCTGTGGATGTCGTTTCACAAGCCAAGAACTACGCCTCCCGTGGCTGGTCGGTTGTCCCGATCGCTGCCGGGTCGAAGGGGCCGACGCGCTCCGGCTGGCAGAACCTGCGACTCTCGGAAGGGGAGATTGATGATCTTTTCCACGGTGGGGAAAACGTCGGAATCATTCTGGGCGAAGCGTCTGGCGGTCTGCTCAATATCGATCTCGACTGCGTTGAAGCGGTTGCTCTCGCGAACGACTACTTGCCTCCGACGCCTTGCGTGTCTGGCCGCTCGGGTCGGCCAGGGGCTCACCGCTGGTACAAGTGCTCCGACTGCACTCCCAAGCAATACCGTGACCCGCTCGACAGGTCGAGCATCGTCGAGATCCGTGGAAACGGGCAACAGACCGTTGCGGGTCCGTCGCGACATCCAAGCGGCGACGTTTACGCGGTGGTGCCAGACTCCGAACCGGCGACGGTGGAACGCCGCGACATCGAAGCGGCTGTCGAGAAACTCTGGGAAGCGGTAGCTAGACACAGGGGCCACGAGCTGCCCAAGGCGAATCCGCCGTCCGTGTTCACGGCTCCAGCTCGTGGCCCTGTCTCTCTCGAAGAACGGGCTCTTGCCTACCTCGACGCCATGCCTCCGGCCATCCAGGGACAGAACGGCAGCGGGGCTCTCTACGCAGCTGCGACAAGCCTGGTTCACGGGTTCGAGCTGAACGAAGAACTCGCTCTTCTGATCCTGATGGAGCGGTACAACCCGCGATGTGTCCCGCCCTGGACGGAATCGGAGATTCGCCACAAGGTCGATGAGGCGGCGAAGAAGCCGCACAGTCAACCGCGTGGCTGGCTGGCCAACCAGGCGAGCCCACAGGACGCGGCACGAGCTGCGGTTGATCTCTCGGGCCTCTTGGCAATGAGCGTTCCACGGGCGTCCACTCCGACGCCTGCAGCAGCTCACGAGGAAGTGACGATTCCCCGTCATCTGTTCGAGAGCGTTCCGGGGTTTATTCGAAGCGTCATGGATCTGACGCTCAGAACGGCCCCCTATCCGAATGTCCCGCTCGCGTTCGCTGGAGCCTTGTGCCTGCAGGCGTTCCTTGCGGGGCGAAAGGTGGCTGACCCGGAAGACGGACGAACGAACCTATTCGCCCTCGCTCTGGCCCACTCGGGAGCCGGGAAGGATCATCCCCGGAAGGTGAACTTCAAGATATTGGGGGAAGCCGGGATCACAGCTTATGGCGACCGGGTCGCCAGCGGTGAGAGCCTGCAGGATTCGCTGTTTACAGCTCCGTGCATGCTGCTTCAGACGGACGAAATCGATGAGATGTTCCAGAACTTGAAGATGGGAGCCGAGAGCCGCTACGCCAGCTGGCAAAAGATCATCATGACGCTTTGGAGTTCTGCGAATTCCGAAGTGCCGATGCGACTCAAGAGCGGCAAGGATCACGCGGTATTGGTCCAGCCTCACCTGGTGCTGATGGGAACGGCGGTTCCGAATCACTTCTTCGACTCTTTGAGCGAATCACAGCTGACGAGCGGGCTCGTGTCGCGAATGCTGATCATCGAAGCCGATCCGAGGGGCGAAGGCCAGACGGCCAGCCCCGTTCGGCCTCCCGCCGAAATCGTTGACGTGGCGAAGTGGTGGCGTGACTACTCGCCGGGCGGTGACCTGCAGGCAGTGAATCCGAGTCCCCGCGAAGTGAAGTATACCGAAGCGGCGGCGAAGTGCCGGGACGCAGCCCGCAAGGAGTTCGGAAAGCTCTGGGACGCCGGAGGAGACACGGAGAAAGCCGTTTGGTCGAGAGCCTGCGAGCAAGCCCAGCGAATGGCCCTGTGCTACGCCTGTTCCGAGAACCACGAGAGTCCGCAAGTCACTTCGACGGCGATTGAGTGGGCTATCGAGTTCATGCGGGCCCACGCGAAGAGGTTGCTTCACCTGGCTGCGAAGCGAGTCACCGACAACCCCTGGGACAAAACCGCGAAGAAGGTGCTGCGGAAGATCGAGGACGCTGTTCTTATCGATCACTCGGCGCTTCTCAGGATGGTGAACATGCCTTCCAAGGCACTGAAGGACATCATCGAAACTCTGATCGTGTCAGAGAGAATTCGAGCTGTCAAAGAGAATGACCGTGTCTGCTATGAGGTGGTGAGATGATCTACCTCAACGAGTGGGACGACTTCCCCGCCGCCGGCCTGGCCGCGATGTACCCGCACGCCACGGTCGATACGACCTCGATCGTGCTGCTCAACCGAACCGATTACGGACCGCATCCCGCCGGAGTGCCTGTTGATGTCGATCTCAGCCAGTACACGCAATGTCATTTCTTCGCGGGCATCGGCGGCTGGCAAGCGGCTCTTGCCCTGGCCGGATGGCCCGACGACCGACCCATCTGGACCATGTCCTGTCCCTGCCAGCCCTTCAGCAACGCCGGGAAGCGGCTCGGAACCGACGACGAGCGTCATTTGTGGCCCGACGCCTATCGACAGATCCAGCGATTCCGACCTCCGGAAGTCTTTGGAGAGCAGGTTGCAAGCAAGGATGGACTTGAATGGCTCGCCGGAGTGCAGTCTGACCTGGAAGCGGCGGGCTACTTCGTCTGGTGTGTCGATCTTGCAGCTGCGAGCGTTGGCTCGCCGATCATCCGCCAGCGACTGTTCTGGGGAGCCCGCCGTCGTGACCTATCCAGGCCCGCGAGCTGCGGACTCGGAAGGCGGACCGGAGCCAGCGGGGCACGGGATGACGGGTCGGAAGCTGCAGACGATTGCGAGTCTCTACACAGCCCCATCGGCGAGCGATGCGATGTTCCACGCTGCGATCGGCGAGCCATGCACCACGTCGGACCAGGAGAGGCTCAACAGCTGTCCGGTGGGAAATTCTGCGGGCCATGCTACTGGGCCATCGTTGATGCCGTGGGCGGGGCCAGCCTCACGGGATCACAAAGACACCTCGGGCATGGCGACGACCGGCACGAACCCGGACGGCTCGACACGGACACGTCTCGATCAACTGCCACGTCAGGCGTTTGCGGCCCTGACGAACTGGGCGAATCCGATGTCGCAGGATCATCAGAACTCCAAGGAGTACGGCGGCGGATGGGAGAAACTGCCCGGCCAAGCGGTGGATGCGATCACTGGTCCAACTACGCCATCGCCTGGTTCCGAGACGACAAGCGGCCAGGACAGTTCAAAGCCCGGCGTATTGAACCCGGAATTGTCCCGGTGGCTTATGGGATACCCACCAAGCACGCCGACATTCTTCCCCGGTTATCACAGCTGGGTCTTGATGCAGAGTGTCCTAAGCGGTGCATCGCCCTCGCCAAGCGTCATCGAGTCGGCACGATCCGAGGCTACGGCAACGCCATCGTCCCGGAAGTCGCTGCTCAGTTCCTGAGAGTGTGGCTCGAGGAGTTTCCGACATGAAACCTAACACCCGCCATCACGCGAAGCGTGAAATCTCCAACCAGCTCCAGCAGCTGCACGAAGACCGAGAGCAGGACATCGAAGAACTCGAAGAACGTCTTCGATACTACGACGATTGGGACTATTGCGAATGGGGAAGAAGCGAACAACACGAAAGCCCAAGACTTCACGAGTCGAGCGAACTCGGGCCGGTGGGAAGTGGACCGAGGCAGCATTCTGGGGGTGGCTTCGTTCTGGACTCCGGCGAATGTCGCTTCGTTGGCCAGGGCGGTCTCTTTCAATCAACCGAGCCCGTCGACCTTACACCGGAGCCAATCCTCGTCAGAAGTGGGAATATCAATGCGCTCGCTGCCTTGGCTGGTTCCCTCGAACAGACGTTGAAGACGATCACATCGTTCCATGCGGAAGTCTCCGGAGCTTTGGAGACCTTGCAGGCTTTGCTGAGCGTCTTTTCGTCGAATCCGAAGGATTCGAGGTGCTCTGCAAACCGTGCCACAAGGAGAAGCCGAAGTGCGAAGCAGTAGATACGACATGCGACCGGGAGCCATCCGGAAGCATCCCCACCGGCGAAGTCGAAAGCTGAATCTGGACCCGCCAGAAGAAACGCTTGTTGCAATTCGACGGGTGCTGTTCGGGGTTCAAAGGATATTGAGAAGGAAGGGTGAGAGGTCATGCTGACGATTCATTTTCGAGACGGTCGCGAGCCGGTGAGGAACAGTCTTGCCCATCAGTTCAAAACAAAGGACGGGTGGGCTCAGCTTCTCAATTCGAATCGGGAAGTCGTAGGGGTGGGTCGGATGGAGGATTTGTCATTGATCCAGTTCGGTGAAATGCAGCCACCAAGCCCACAGCCACAACCGAAGCCTCTCTCCGAGATCCCAGCGTGACCCAAGACTACGAAGACAAGAAGCGGCGATCTGCAGCCCGCGAGGAATCGATTTCTCGCAAGGGCAGGGAGATTGGCGGGATACCTCCAGTCGAAGACCTTGAACGCCGGTACGAGTGCTCGAAGTCTCTGCTGCTTCACGGTCAGACATACCATTCCGACCTGCTCTATCTTGAGACCTGCGAAGACCAGCTTGAAATGATTCGCTCTATCGAGCGGGCTGTCCTGCAAGGTGACCTGCAGGCAATCGCCATGCCTCGCGGAAGCGGCAAGACGACATGGTGTGAAGTCGGCTGTGAGTGGGCCATCCTGAACGGATTTCATCCGTTCGGCGTGATGATCGGAGCGACCGAGCCCCACGCCGAAGAGATGCTCGACTCGATCAAGGCGAGCCTTGAATCGAATGAGTTGCTCCTGGCCGACTACCCGGAAGCCGTCTACCCGATTCAGTGCCTCGAAGGGATCGTCAACCGCTGCAAGGGCCAGCTCTGCAACGGCGAGCGAACGGCGATGGAGTGGACGGCGAAGCAGATCGTCTTCCCCACCGTAACGCCGCCACCTGAATGGAACGGCCCGCGCCGGAAGGATGGCAAGTCGCTCAGCTCTGGTTCAGTGATTCGAATCGCAGGTCTTACCGGGCGAGTTCGCGGCATGAAGCACAAGGGGAAGCGGCCTTCGTTCGTCCTGATCGACGATCCCCAGACTCGCGAGTCGGCCAAGAGCTTCGAGCAGTCAGCCGACCGTGTGAAGACTCTCTCGGGTGACGTGTTGGGCCTCGCTGGTCCCGGCAAGAAAATCTGCGGGCTGATGCCTTGCACGGTGATCTATCCCGGAGACATGGCAGACCAAATTCTCGACCGATCGAAGCATCCCGCTTGGCAGGGGATTCGAAAGAAGCTGGTCTACTCATTCCCGACGAACTCCGGGCTGTGGGATCAGTACGCCGACATCAGGAAGAACTACTCGAAGGACGTGGAAGGCGACCAGGCACGAGCGCATGCAGAAGCGACCGAGTTCTATCGCAACAACCGCGAAGCGATGGACGCGGGGGCTGTTGTCGCCTGGGAAGGCCGGTACAACTCCGACGAAATCTCAGCTTTGCAGTCGGCCATGAATCTGAAGATCCGGGACGAAGGGGCCTTCTTTGCGGAATACCAGAACGAGCCGATTGAAGAGAAGGTTGACACGGTCCAACCGCTCTCAATGGATGCCATCGCCTCACGGATCAACCGCGTCCCTCGTGGCCGGGTGGCTCGCGGGCGAAACGTGCTAACGGCGATGATCGACGTCCAGAAGGATTATCTGTTCTGGGGAGTTGGAGCGTTCACGAGCGCCGGATTCAGTGGTGACTTTGTCGATTACGGCCTCTGGCCCACCACGACGCGAACCTACTTCCGGCTGTCTGACGGGCTCCCCACGCTCCTGCAGATGTACCCGAATGGCTCCCGCGAGAACGCATGGTATCAGGGCCTCACGGATCTGATGGGCGAGCTGTCGACGCGGGTCTATCTGGGTGAGGACGGGACAGAACACAAGCTCGACGGGGGCTGCATCGACAGCCAATACGGCGAATCGACGGAATCGATCTACCTGGCAGTGTCTCGGAGCCCGCACCGGAAGGACTGGATTCCCAGCCACGGCAAAGGGATCAAGCCCGGTCAGAAGCGTGTTACGGCCTGGCAGGACAAGCCGGGAGACCGCAAGGGGCTCAACTGGCGCATCCGGCTCGAAGGCCGAGGGCGGCACGTTCTTTACGACACCAACTTCTGGAAGTCGTTCCTCATCGAACGCTTTCGCATCCCCGTGGGCCAGCCGGGGGCAATGCTGCTGTTCGGCGACCGGCAATCGACTCATCGCATGTTGGCCGAACATCTCACGAGCGAAGCTGCGAAAAGCGTGACAGTCGACGGGGACACGGGCAACGTCTGGCAGCTCATGCCGGGCCGGGAGAATCACCTGCTCGATATCGCGGTGGGCCTGACAATGCGGGCCTCCACGCTGGGCTGTACGACTCTGACGGCAGCTCCCGAGGCAACGAAGCAGAAGAAGCGGAAGTACACATACGCGGAAGTCATGGCAGAAAGGAGGGCCGGAGCGTGAAGATGGAACCAACAACTGGCGTGGCCTGCGTTCAGCTCAACCGGCGATTTATTGGCATCGAAAAAGAGCCGAAGTATTTCGAGATTGCCAAACGTCGAATCATGGAGGCGATGGGAAAAGAGGTAACAGTCAACGGATTCCGTCAAAGGAGGATGTTCGCGTGAATCCAGACAGTCACATGTACGTTAGCGAGTGCCGACATTGCGGGGCCTCGATTCGATTCCTGGGAGACGCTCACGAGTGCGGGGACCGCTCACGAATCGAGTGGAATCTCTCGACAACCGACGAAGAGCGGCGGAAGGTGTCGGACGCTGTCAGGCGGGTTTATGGGATCAGTGAGGAAGTTTGGAATCGGCGAAAGCCGCTATCTGCTCGTCGGTAAGCTGCGACACCGCAGCGTCAATCACTCTCGCCTGCCCGAGACGCTCGGGAACGATCCTGTCCAGCCGCTCGACGGTCGCGTCAGACAGTCGCAGGGTAACCTGTCTCCGGCCTGAAGCGGGACGGCCAGCTCCGGCGCGGGCTCCTCCTCGGGTTGGTTTCTTCTTCACGTGGTGGCCTTTCTCGTCCTTCTCTTGGCATCTTCACAGCATGCGTCCCACTCCGCTTGCGTGTCCAGTTCTTCATACCAGCTATCCCAAATGGTTCTTGCCTCTGCGTCGACAACTTTGTACTGAAACACTCGCAAGACGGTGGTTTCTCCAGAATCCCACGTAATCAACCGGAGTCGGTCGGAGAGAATCTTAAGTTGACCGTATTCACGAGTCGGCATCCAAACAACTGGAGTACCGTTTTTCAGTGCTTCAAACTGCGTTTTCGTCACACTCATCTCCTCGCAAGAGCCCCGGAGCGAATCTCCGGGGCGTGGGTTGGGTTACTCACCAGACTTTATTTTCTGGATCTCAATGACCGCGTTCATCGCTTTCCGGGCGATATGCACGCCACGCATTGATTCTTCAATGCGGTCCACTGCACCGAGCAGAGTCTTGTTCCGCTCTTGCAAAGCGGCCTTTTCTGCTCTCAGCAGTGAAATCAACCTTCGTGCTCGCTGCAAATCAGACTTCAGCAATGACACCTCAGCGTCACGCTCCTTCACCACTTCGCGGAGATGCCTGTTTTCAACAGAAGGTGCCACGCGAGCCACCTGATCGTCCGCTTGACGACGGATGACCATGTTCCCGCGATGTTCTTGTGCAGCTCCCATGTTCGTCGTCCTCGTGTCGTTCGCCCCGCGTGAGTCGCGTTGCATGGTGTAATCTTATCGGCAGCGGTTTGATTGTCAATGCGGAAATCAAAGATTGAAAACAGATTTTCGAAGATTTACCACCACTGGTGCCACCACGGCAAAACGGTGATTCCGCAAACTGTTTCAAGTCAACACATTACGCAAACACGTTCGAGTCCCTCATCGCCCACTTCTGGCATGGAAAAAGCCTCATTTCCTGAGAAATGGTGGCTCCACGCATCTCCACGCACGTGTACGCGGCTATGCACTGCCACCACCTGTGCCACCATTTTGCTGATTCATTGGCGAAGGATTTCGCCAATGTTAGCGACTCACTTTTGACGCAAGTCGCTGAAGGAAATCATAGCGAACAATCACTTTCCGGTCGCCTCATCGAAGTGGCGGTCGAGGGTGGTGAGGTAGTGCTCGCGAGCGACTCGGGGGCTGTTGCCGATCCACTCGCACACGACGTGAGCGGGAAATCGGTCTTCGAGATCGGTTTGACGGCTGGCTCGGAGAGTGTGGAACAGCTTGGGCCACGGGTCAACGCCAGCGCGTCGGATGATTCTGGTGAACCTGGTGCGGAAGTTCTTCGCGGTGCTCAATGCCATGGTGACGACTCGATCACTCTCGCGGAGCTTGTGGGCTGTCGTCAGCAGGTCCAGCAGCTCGGGGAAGATCGGTATCGTTCGTGTGGCCTTGCCTTCCAGGTGGGCCAGCTTGGGGACGGTGACGGTGATACGCCGGGCCTCGAAGTCGATGTCGTCCCATCGCAGGGCCAGAGGCTCGGAGGGGACGCGAAGACCTCCCCACCTGGCCAACGCGAAGAGGAGCTTCGTCTGCTGATCCGGGCAAGCATCCAACACCTTCCGGGCGTCGGCCTCACTGACGTAGGCTCTCCGGCCTTTGGGGCTCCCCGTGGTGGTCGTGACGATCGACCGTTGCCGGAATGGGTTCCTCTGGATCAGCTCGACTTCGCAGGCATACTCGAAGAACTGCTTCGCCACTCCGCACGTTCGGCGGACGGTGTTGTCCGCGAGCCCCTTGCGAATCAGGAACGCTCGAAACTTCACAGCGTCGGACTTCCCGATGTCGTGGATCAGCTTGCCAGGCTTGAAGAACGCCAGCAGATGCTTCCGGCAACGTCGCCAGACCGTCTTGGTCGAGTCCTTTCCCGAGTGGTCGGCAATGTACCGATCGAGGAACGCCCCCAGCGAAACTGTCTCAACGTCGTGGATCAGCCCCAATTCGGCCAGGCGGGTTCTCAGCTTGCCGGTGAGTTCTCCAACCCAGCGGGCTACGTCCTGGCCCATCTGGGTGGCAGAGAGCTTCGCAGAAAGCAACCCCTCGACGTAGAGCATGATCTGCCGGGCATGCTTCACGGGCATGGTTCCGAGGTAGATCGTCTGGCGGGAGCCCGCGGCGTCGAGATAACGGATCTTGTGCCGCTTGCTGGAGTCGGTTTCGAGGCTGGCCAAGGTTCACTCTCGTCTTTGAAGTCGTCTGAATTTGCGTCTGATGGTGGCGAGCTGTTCGCGAAGCTCGCTGTTCTCGCGTTCAAGCTGCGTGATGTAGCGGTAAGACCGCATCAGCCAGCGCCCAATCTTCTGGCTGACGAACGGGATGGCGAACATCAGGCAATTCTTTTCCCAGAAGTTGCGGCTCATGCTCATTTACTCGCCCTCCTGAACAGCCTGAACGGCTCGCACCAGGTTGATGAGAGCGGCCTCCGTCCTGGCCCACCCGATGAGTCCCGAGATCCCGTTCCGGATGTAGATCCCACCTGTCTCGAAAACCACGAGCTGCCGCTGGCCGGGCAAGTCGAGCAACCACGGGCGGGTAAATCCCTCTTTGTAGAAGCCGAGAGACTGGAGCAACTGAGGAGTGATGGGGCATGGTTCGTTACTCATGGCCTGATCCCTCCAGGCTGTTCCAGAAGTCTTCGACACGAACGAGCTTCGTGTGTCCGAACTTCTTGTGAGGGATTTTCTTCAGGGTGCGGGCGAGAACTGCAGCGTTCGAGATTCCGAGGAATTCACCGAGCTGGGCATCGCTCACGATGGCGTTCAAATGCAGCGGGAGTTTCGATTTTCCGGTTGACATGTGCGTGTAGGTTCCCTACGATCGCAGTCATCGCGACTGGACCGGGTGGTACTGGGCTGGGAGTGATGCTGCGATTCAATGGCCTCCGAACGACGGCAATCGTTCGGGGGTCTTCGCATTTAGGCATCAACGAAAATGCCGTAGCGGGTCAAGCGGGCGGGGGGCGAGGAAAAGCCTCGCGGCGCAGCGGCGCCAAGCAACGAATACAGCAACAATCCACGTCCGGGCCTCCGTTCCTGCGGGGGTCTGCTGCGGTCAGGGGTACCAGTCCCTGGCCGCAGCCGTGGATCAAAATAGCGAATCGGTTGAACTGGTCAACACGAATCGTTAGAAACTTGATGGTTTTCCGGAACATTTGCGGAAATTCCTCAACAACACGAAGGGCCAACCCGTGTCTCAGCAGAATCACAAGTGGTGCAAGTACTGCGGTCGCTACACGCTTCACGAGAAGCGATACATGAGCAACGGAATGGGGTGCCTGCTCACCGTTTTGACGGGAGGGCTATTCATCATCCCTTGGCTACTTTACTCGGTTTTATGGCTTCCGTTCCGCCCGTTTCGCTGTCAAGCATGCGGCAAGGGCAGGCTGCTTTAGCGAACCTTCCACCGAGAGCGGTAGGCATTCGCATGCTGGTTCAGGTGGGCCAGCTTTAGGCAGAGCCTGGGATCGGTGGCCGGTGTGAGTTTGATGTTCATTTCGTTCGTCCGTCTTGGATGGGTGTACAGTAGTGGCTGTGGGTACACTGGTCAAGCGAGATTGTGAAGAATTTCTTCGTCACGTTGAACGTCGAAAGGCCAGTAAAGGAAGCCTTCCTCCGGCTTCTTCAGCCGCTCGGGCTCGACAAAGTGCAGGTGAACCTCTTCGGCTCGTTTGCTGGCATCGTGGAGGCTCTTGGCGGTGAGGTGGAACTCGATGTCACCGGACCTCACGAAGAGGTGAATGGGCGACCGACTGGCGGCTACGATGGGGTTCTCTTTGACGAGCTGCAGGAAGGCTTCACGCGGCGATGGAGACTTGACCACGTGGTGCCATGTCTGTTGGCACTGAGTGAGCAGGATGTCGAACTCCGTCACCTTGGGAGTGACGATCCTGGCCTCGACCAGCCACCGCTGGAACGCCTGGAACGAAAGCCGCTGGGGCTTGTCGAGAGTGGTCAGGCTGGCAGTGAGAGCCCCACTGGCCGACGTGATACCCGTCTTGCGAATCGCTGTCCGGATCTTCTGCCGGTCTTTGCCAGTGGCTGTGACGAAGCGTTCGGCGAGTGAGTCGAGATCGCCTGGCAGAGGAACCGCGGCCTTCGACCCGGCAAGCTGTCGATCCTTGTTCGAGAACGGGTTTCTGCGGAGCAGTCCCGCCGAAACCATCCGGGCCCCCACGGACGACACGGCAGAGCGGTAGCTGGTGCGAGTGGCCTCGCTGGTCAGCTTCCCGAGCCAGGCTTCGAACTTGTCGCGGGAGAGGTCTTTCTCGGTCTGAAATCCACACTCGCGAAACACGCGAGCGGCGCGTTCTGTGACTTTCTTCGAGAGACCGAGGGCGGGGATGGAGATCATCAGAATGCCCCCATGATCGCGAACTCTTTACCAGTTGCCATGATCTTCGATTCCATGACGCTCATCACGCGGAACATCAAGTCATCTGCTCGTTTGGCGTAGTCGGCTCGTTCTTTCATGATCATTGCCCGTCGTTTCATCGCACAGGGGCTGACACGTTTTCGGGAGTGAATCGGTCGCACATTGCGAAAGGCTCGTGGAACTTCTCCCCAGCTCGGCTCGATGAACTTCGGAACGGTAAATGTCGGTTTCTGGAGAACATACAACTTCCCCTCGAATCCGATCAGTTGAACTGAAGGCGATCTTGGAAGTGACGACTTGAGTTTCACGAGGTCTATGAGCGAAGGGGTCATTCGACAGGCTCCAGCGGGCAGCGGTATCGAGGCTTGGGGATCAATCAGCATCACTTGCCCTCCCCTTCGAGCCGCTCGAAATATTTGTTGGTGTAAGTCGTCTGGATGTAGTTCGCCATCTCCTTGATTTCGCGAATGAGGTTCTGCTGCACGCCTGGGATCGAGAAGGCCGGGATCTCGATCGACATCATGGCTGAAACGACGGATTGGAGTTTCTTCTGGTCGGTGTCTTCGCGGAATGTGGTTGCAGCTCCAGCTGGTGCGATTTGCTCGATTTCTGGAGGCAATGGCACGGCTCGATTGAGTTCCAGTTCCTTCTGCTGTGCCTCAATACGGGCCAACATTTGAATCCGTTCGGCCTCTTGCTGCTTCCGTTGCCGGGCCAGCTCTTCGCGTTCCTTGGCGAGCCGTTCCTCTTCGAGTTTGCGGGCCTGTGCAGCCTCGGCCTCTTGCTGCTGACGCTTCTGGTGGGCCAGCTGGGCGGCGGTTACCAGTTCTTCAAACTCATCGTCTGCGATCTTGTCGAGGCCGGGGAAGATCAGGGCCCCTGCTTCCGTCAATCGATCCTTCCTGCCCTGCAGCTTGCGGGCTGCGATGGCTGCAATCTCCTTCTCGATCGATTCCTCTCGACCGAGCAAGAGCTGCTCTGTCGGCTCAACAAGGGCGGTGAGTTCCTTTGCCGCGGCGTCAACCCGCCTGCCGAACTCGACAGCATCGGCCTTGAGCTCCTTGCGTTTCTTCTCGATCTCGCATCTTACCTTCTTGAGATCGAGGCGGGCACGGCGGACTCGCTCAAATCCTTCCTTGTCATCGACTCCGGCAATGGTCAGCTCGGCAACCTGGCCCACCGCTGCCTTGATGCCTTCGATGTCAAGCCCGTACGAAGCGGGCGTCACGTTCACATTGATGATCTGAGACATTGCTTCCTCTCGTTTTCGAGTCGCCAATATCGGGAGACACTCGCTCTCACTGTGGCTGTTGTGATGTGGAATTCGGCAGCAGCTGCAGGAGCCCCGAGTTTGCCTTCAGTGGTTGCCATTGCCTTGAGTCGCATGAAGCCCTTCGGGCAGTGGCGGGCCTTCATGTTGTGACGCTTGGCGATGTTGTGGATGGTCATCGCCTCGATCGACGGCAGCTCTTGCTGGATCTCTTCGATGTACCAGCCTTGGCGCAGAGCGGTAACGACGGTGTTTTCGTACTTGGAGGTCATTCGACTATCTCCTTCAATTCGGCCACGTACTCGGTGACGGTGAACCCCGTGAGACCAGATGGAGACGGAACCCACGAACCGCCGTGAGTCTTCAGCTCAAGCCCCTCCGGCCTGATGTCGCCTTCGACCGGATACCATCGCTGATACCACTTGCCGCCATCTTCGTACGGTGTTCCCAAAGTCGCCATGATCACTCAGCTCACTTCAGTGAGTAGACAGTTCCCCGGCCTTCCTTGTGGGCCAGGATTGTTCCTGACTTGACGAGATGATCGACTGCCGTCCGGAACTCGTCAGGCGATGCCGAACTTCTCATTGAGCAGAAGAGGTCACGATGTTTCGCGTAACCCTTGTTGATCATCACAGTGATCTTCAGCTGAACTTCGTCAGGCTTGTCGATCATGCTTTGCTTCACATCGCGAGCAACTTCAGCGGTTGTCACTTCATCGAGAAGCCTTGCGAATCGATCCCACTTCAGCTTGACCCTAGGACCATCTGGCGTGTCGGTGATTCTCTCAACGGCGTTGGCGACGAAGCAAAATTCACGCCCGTCAATCGTCTTGTACCTGAGGATCTTCACGATGCCACCTCAGCGATGGCATAGACGACGCCCCGGCCTTCCTTGCTGGTTTCAATCTTCTGATCGCGAATCATCCGCCTGACGAGCTTGGCAAACTCACTGGCTCGCATACCCATGCGGGGAAGGATGTCGCGATGGCGGGTGATTCCACTCTTCAGGATTCGCAGGAACGACTGCTCTTTGTTGTCCGACTTGCCAAACTCCATCCCAGCATCAAAGGCATCAACCATCTGCATCACAGCAGTGATCACGGATTTCTTCGCGTCGACAGTCAGGCAGTGGTTTCCGTAAACGATCCAATCGCCGGGGCCGAACGTTTTCTTGACAGAATCGATAAATGCCTCAGCGCAATACTTGCCCCAGCGAAAATCAGCAACCCTCCGTGACTCTTCATCCGCGAGCGATCCGATCTTCGGAATCTCCTTCACCAGAAGTTCGAAATTGCGAATAGCAAACTCCTGATTCTCGTCTCCATCAACCTCGAACGTCTGAATCACTGGATCGAACATGACATGCCCGGTTGTATCGTTCACCACGTTGCACACACGGTAGGCCAGCTCGGTTGGAACGCCATCCGCTTGAATCTTCACCACAGCCACAAAACACCGCCTTCCTGCCACTCAGATCGGAAACGTGACCGGAGAGCCACGCCAGCAATCGAAGGCGTCAAACGCGAAGCCAGGAGTTCGATTGCGTTGCGGAAAGGTAGCGGTGAATCGAGGCCGAAAATGAAAAGTGCAGGAAAAGTGCAGGAAAAGTGCAGCGAAAGTGCGTGATAAGTGGATTGACAGCACCTGAGGAACAGTAGCCCATGCTGTTGCTATGTTGTTGTATTTCAGGCAACAAAATACATTATACATAGCACAAGCGGCATAAGCCGTTTGTCCAGAACAGCCTACGCCTATTTGTTATATTTCAGAAAAGCAAGTGCCTGTTGTTGTGTTTTGTTAATAGCAAATGGCATTTATTGTGCAAAACACCTTGCTGTGCCGATCTTTTGCTATAGAGAAAAATTCTATTTTCGAGGTCTTATACACGAATACACAGTGGGTAATGATCTACATGCGTATAATATCTATATATATATTTATATTTATATGAGTATGAACTTATACGTGCGTGTGTGTGTGTGTGTGTGATCTCCCCACTGTCTGTGCGTGTATAAGACCTCGAAAATGACACCTGATCCACATAGCACAATCGCGATACTGCAAGCGAATTGCATTACGAAACATTCAAAGCTATTGTATAACTAAGCAAAAGCATGGTCAAAAATGCTATCATAACAATGTGACTCAATCTTGGCGTGCAGCTTGGACTTAGAGCGATTTGCTATTCCTAAACTCGAATGATTTATGAAAGTCAACAGCATAGCGAATAGGTTCTCCGGGCGCGTACTATAAGTAAAACCCCCACAGGGGAACTGTCAAGTATTGCAGAATCTTTCTTTTCTGAGAATCTTGGAAAATTTCCCAGAATCGCGACGGCCTCAGATTTCATAACATTGATCTTGCAATTCTTTTGCCATGCTGGCTTTGTGTCGATTGCACCTTATGAGCGACTCTCGCAAAACGGATACTTATGAATAGAGAGGGTGCGAAATGCTCACGATTGACGAGACTGCTGAACGACTTGGATGCTCGATCTCCGACGTGATCCACTTGCGAGGCAAGGGGAGACTTCGCGAGGTTGATCGAAACCGGTTCGACGAATCGGAAGTTGAGAAGCTCGTGACCAGGAAGCGAAGCCGTCAGCCTCGCGAGTTCGTCGCTACGGACTGCTCTGATCTCCCGGCTGACGAAGACGGTCGGCGTGGCATTCATGCCTTCCCTGATCGTCAGTCAGATCGCAGCGTCAACACCCTGAGCGACCGCGAAGCCAGAACGCCGCGAGAGCGGATTGCAGATGAACTGAAGTTGTCGGCGGCATGATCTTGGATGCCACGTCATCCGGGTGCCGAGTTTCTAGCGCGGGATACCTCCGAGACCATGCCTTCGACAACTTCAGAAGAAATCGTTGACGCCCTGGCAGCTGACGCTGTCGACGGGATTCAGTCCGCGAGCAACGGGGCTGGGTCGGTGACAGCAACCCCGATTGCCGATCGGTTGGCAGCGGCAGAAGCCGTGGCCAACAAGGCTTCGGTGAAGAAGGGCAAGAAGCCCTTCCGGATTTTTCGCATGCCTGGGGCGTGACGGCGTGCCCCTCCTCGCGACCGTCACGCCCCGTGGTGTTTGAAAAGGATTTTCGTTGTCTCTCTGGTCTCGCATCGCTGGCTTCTTCTCCGCAGCGAGCGGCGGATATGACGCAATCGGCGACGACGACCAGACGCGGAATCACTGGGGTCGAGCAACAGCCGAAACGCCGGCGATGCTCACGACTCTCGGTAACCGCAAGGTTCACCGGGATCGAGCCCGCTACGAGGTCCGAAACAACAGCTACGCCAACGGCGTAGGCCACACGCTGTGCAACTTCACCATCGGCACTGGGCCTCGCGTCCAGATCTTGGGTGACGATCAGGAAGCCGAGCAGGCTTTCGCGGAGTGGATGGCCAACGACCGATTCGCTGAAAAGCTCCGTCAGTTGCGGTTCGCTCGGTACGAGTCTGGTGAAGGGTTCCTCGTCCGATCGTTCGAGGCTCGCGATGGCGTGAGCTTGACGCTGGTTCCCGTTGAGTGTGATCGAATCACCGGCCAGGATGGAGCGGACGGAATCAAGGTTGACGCGAGCGGGAAGCCGGTCAGCTACGAAATCCGGGACGAGATCGGCTGGAAGTCGATCACAGTCGAAGCTTCGCAGGTGATTCACTACTTCCGGGCCGACCGACCTGGCCAGCTCCGGGGGATCCCGGAAGTCGCTCCCGCTCTCCCGCTGTTCGCCCAGCTCCGAAACTACACGCTCTCAGTCCTCAACTGTGCCGAGAGTGCTGCCCGTCCGGCTGGTGTGATCCAGTCGAACAGCAACCCGACCGACGAAGACGCTGACGAAGACCCGGCGACATACGACAAGATCGAAGTTCCACGCGGGGCCGGGATCATTCTTCCCAAGGGTTACGCCTGGGGTCAGATTGACCCCAAGCAACCGACCACGACTTACCCCGAGTTCAAGCGAGAGATTCTCTCTGAGATTGGCCGGTGCCTGAACGTTCCCGCCAATCTGATGCTCGGGGACTCTTCGGCTTACAACTTCGCAAGTGGTCGGCTCGATCATCAGACGTTCTTCGTTGCCATCAGTGTTGAGCAGGACGTCTTCGAGCGAATCACTCAGCGGGTGTTCGGCTGGTTCTGGGAAGAGTGGGCTCTGCTTCGCGGGCTCGACCGCACGCCACCTCCGATCAAGTGCTACTGGGATGCCCCTCCACCGGTTGACCCGCTGAAGGAAGCTTCGGCACAAGCCATGCGGCTCACGAATCACATGAGCACATGGGCTGAAGAATACTCAAAGCGTGGTCTCGACTGGGAAACCCAGATGGTCCAGCGAGCCAAAGAGCTGAAAAGGATGGCCGAACTCGAAAGAGAGTTCGAGATCAAGTTCGACAGTCAGTCACAAATCACGGTGAACAATGCCCCCGAAGACAATCCAGAAGACAGCCAAAGAGCTTCAGATCGACGGGGAAAAGAGCCTCCAAGCCGCTGAGAGCTGCGATGACTTTGAGATTCTGCAGGCGGCGGAAGGTGATGCAGCAAAGCTGCCAAGCTTCAAGTTGACAGCCTACACCGGGGGAAAGCTCCCTGTGAGCGGCTGGCCTCACCCGGTGGTTGTCGACCTGTCTGGGATGAAGGTTCGGGCAAAGTCGATTCCGGTTCTGATTGAGCACTCCAGCCCACTCGGGCACACGAACAGCGTTGAGATCAACGCGGGCTCAATCAAGGTCACTGGCGTGCAATCGCATCCGAGCCAAGGCGCTCAAGACGTGATCACGGCGGGGAAGAACTCATTCCCGTGGCAGGTGAGCATTGGTGCCGGTGTTCAGAAGGCGTCATTCGTCGACGCTGGTGAAACCGTTCAAGTCAATGGCCGGACTCACACAGGGCCCCTCTACGTGGCTCGTCAGTCCGTTCTGAAGGAAGTCAGTTTCGTTGCGATGGGTGCGGATAGCCAGACGTCGGCATCCGTCGAAGCGCGACATTTCGTTACGAAGGATCGTTCTGTGGACCCCAAGTTCAAGGCATGGCTGGAAGCCCGTCACCTGAATCCTGAGACCCTCGAAGCCGGGGCTCTCACTGCTCTCGAAGCCGACTGGAAGGCACTGGAAGCCAAGGAAGGCGACGAAGGCAAGGAAGTGAAGGCTTCCTCGAAGCCGATTGTTGATGCGGCTGGCGATGACGGGGCCAGCACTCAGGGCGACGTTCTCGCGAGCGAACGAAAGGTTCGCGGCGACGAAGTTCGTCGTGTCGACGCGATCAATCGCCTGTCTGCCAAGTTTCCCGAGATCAACGCGAAGGCGATTGAGGAAGGCTGGACTCCCGAGAAGACGGAGCTGGCAGTCCTGAGGGCGTCGGCTCCGAAAGTGAGCCACAGCAAGAAGGACGACGGCAGCGACTCGACCGACCTGGTTATCGAGGCGGCGTTCGCTCGCACCATCGGCCTGGCCAACCGCGACGAAGCCTATGATGAGAAGATCCTCGAAGCTGCCGACAAGCAGTATCGCGGCGGGATCTCGCTCACCGAACTTGTGGCCCACTACGGAGCCCGCAACGGTTGCGATGAGCGAATGCGGGACGAAACCGGAATCGCCCGCAACCTGAAGGCTGCGTTCTCGACCACCGAGATCGGCGGCGTGCTGTCGAACGTCGGCAACAAGTCGGCGGTGAACGCCTTCAACGCCGTCGAGCAGAACTGGCGGGCGATCTGCCGTGTCGGATCGGCTCGCGACTTCAAGACCATGACCAAGGTGTCTCTGCACGGTGACATGACCTTCAAGAAGGTCGCTCCGAGCGGGAAGATCGAGTCGGGTGATCTGGGGAACCAGACCTACACCAACAAGGTCGACAGCTACGGTCGCACCCTGGTCATGACCCGCGAAGAAATGCGGAACGATGATGCCGGGGCCCTGGCTGGCCTGTTCCAGAAGATGGGCCGCGGCGGTGCTCTGGCGCTCAATACCAGTGTCTGGGGCTGTCTGTCTGGCAGCGTGACGTTCAGCTCAACCGCTGTGACCACGAAGGGCAGCGCGTTCAAGTCGAACCTGTCGGCCAGCACGGCTCTTACCGTGGCCGGTCTCTCGACGGCTTCTGGGCTGTTCGATGCACAGGTTGACCCGGACGGCAACCCGCTCGGATCGGAAGCCCGCTACCTCGTGACCTCTGCTGTCGACAAGGCCACCGCGTGGCAGATCGTCAACAGCACGCTGTTGACCAACGGTTCGACCACGGCAGCCGGGCAGAACAACCCGCACGCCGGGAAGTTCGAGCACGTCTACAGCCGCTACCTGACCACGGCGGGAACCTGGTATCTGCTGGCCGACCCGAACGATATCGCGGTCGTGGAAGTGCTGTTCCTCGACGGGCAGGAAACCCCGCTGGTTCAGAGCTTCGACACCGACCCGAATCAGCTCGGCGTGGTCTATCGCGGCATCTACGACTTCGGCGTGTCCGCAGTCGAGAAGCGCGGAGCAGTGAAGGCCACGGCGTAGTAGTTGTTTCCTTGCTATTGATTGGCAAGGTGTAGGGCAAAGCCCAATCAGGGTTCGTTTAACGGCAGGACACTCGGCTTGTACCCGAGCAGCGATGGTTCGAATCCATCACCCTGATCTTCTGATTCTCTCTCTCCTCACTCTCTGGTGAACGAATGGCGACGGCGTATTTCAAGGATGACGGCGGGCGGATGCAGTATACGCCGAGTTCGGCGGTTGCTGCTGGCGACGTGGTCGTGGTCGGCGACACTGTGGGCGTTGCCACGCAGGCGATTGCGGCCAACACTCTCGGCAGCTTGTCAACTCGCGGACTGTTCCTGCTGCCGAAGGCCAGCGGGTCAACCACGGCGATTGCAGCTGGGAAGAAGGTCTACTGGTCTGCCGGTTCCAGTGTCATCACCGAAACCTCTTCCGGAAACAAGTGCATCGGCTACACGCACGCCGCGAGCGTCGACGCCGACACGACCCAGCTTGTCGAACTGGCACGGGCATAACCCGTGGGCAACATCTTCGAGCGTGGGAACGATTGGCTCAACTCCCGCCTGAAAACGGGCGGGAGTTCGACCATCACTCTGACCGATCTCGACGGCAACACCGGCGAGCTGTCGGCTACGATCGACAAGCAGGTCAGGGGCTCGAAGCCAGTCGATGACATCGACACGCAGACCAGCGACAAAGACTTCAGCATCCTGCGAAGTGACCTGGAAGCCGCGGATCTCGGCGAGCCTGCGATTGACTGGACCGTCACCTATGGCGGGCTGACCTATCGCATCTTTGATGTCGATGAGTCCGACGCCTTCCGGGGCCGGATCATGCTGAGAACTCTGAGGGTTGACGAGTGATTCCCGAACTTCGTGACGCTCTGACTTCGCACCTGCTCCTTCTGGGGGTGGTCGAGGCTTACGCGTCGTACAAAACGAAGATCGATGTAAAAACGCTCGATCAACCGAAGCTGACGGTGATTCCATCGGCTCGCGAAGCAACGCCGATCAACCGAGCTGGGCAGCAAAAGTACGACGTGACAACCGACCTGGCCTACCGGGCTCGGGTCACTGATACCGACAACCTGGCCGAACTCGACCGACACGACGCGAGAGTCGAAGAGATCCTCGAATCTTTGACGGTTGGTGATTCGGTTGGCGACGGCTGGAAGATCACGAGCGTGACACGTCCCGCGCTGTTCAGTGTCGAGCACATCCAGGAAGCGGGCGTCTTCACCTCGATCATCAAGGTTGTCTGCTCGAAGGTGATCTGATGCAGATCGGAGTCAAGGCCGCGAAAGCCCTGTTCTTCGATAGGCCGGTCAGGCAGGCAGTCGACCGAACGAAGCTGAAGGTTCTCTCGAAATACGGGGCCTTTGTTCGCCGGACAGCACGGGCGAGCATCCGCAACCGCAAGGGCGACACGCCACGCGGTCGACCTCCGGCGAATCGCGTTGGAACTCTCAAGAAGTACATCTACTTCGTGCGAGACCCATCGGCTGATTCGGTGCTCATCGGACCTGCCAAGCTGAGCGGAACAGAGGACAAGCCGGGTCTGGAGTGGCTCGAAGAGAACTTCCCGTTCATGGGACCAGCCCACGAAGAGAATCTGCCGAAACTCCCCGGAATGTGGAAGGACTCAATCTGATGGAATGGGCGAACTGGCTCTCGAAATTCATCCAGGACGTCGGGTTCCCGATTGTGGTCGTTGTGGGAATCGTCGGATTGCTGGGCTGGATCTCTCACCGGTTGGGGCAGTTCTGCGGGCCACTGATTCGCCAGCTGGTCTCGGCAGTGATGGAGTTCCTTGGGACGACATCAAAGAGCGTGTCAGTTCAGACGGACATTCTCCACGTGATGGCGAATGATCAAAAACACTACGGGTCATTGGTGACCCGGATTCACAATCGAATTTTCGGAGACGACTCAGATGAGCTGGTTCAAGAATTGGAAGACAACCACGGTCGGCGGGGTGCCGGCTCTCGCGGTGCTCCTGCAGCAGATGGCGGCGGCGATTGACAACGACCCCGCCACCAATCCCAGCATGACAATCATTGTCCTGGCAATCGGTGCTCTCGGAAGTGCCCTGTTCGCGAAAGACTCAGACCAGAAATGAAGAAGACTCCCACCAGAACACGAAAGCCAGCGAAGGCGGCTCCCAAGGCCGCTCCTGCGACTCCCCGTCAATGGGGGCTGATTGGTGCTCTGGTGGCAGTGTCGATCTCCATCACGGCTGGGGTCGGCCTGCTGTTCTGGCCGGGCTCACAAGAGCCAGCGACCGAGCGGATGGTGATCAACAACTACATCGACCTGGTCTGCTCGGAAGTGCTCGACAAGCTGACAGCCGCGAACGATGGCGACCTCACCGGGGAGCAGGCGCTGCACATCATCAAGGTTTCGACGCCGATCATTCAGGAGAACACCTGGAAGCCGCTGACAGACCGGCTCACCAGCCTGCAGGCTGATGGCGTGTTCGATCAGAAGAAACTTCAGGCGGCGATTGACGATACACGGAAGGGGCTTCAATCATGCAAGCGATAGACCCCGTCTGGAATCGTCCGCTCTGCTACGACGGAGACGGCGAAGACCATGCCAGCCTTGCCACGCTGTCGAGCCTCTGTTCTGTCAATGAGGACTTCGCCAAGGACGTGAAGGTTCCGGACAATGTGGCGCTCGGCTGGCTCCCGGTGAAGAACCAGGAGCGAATCGGGAGCTGCGGCGGGCATTCGAATGTTGGTGTAGGCCAGGTGTGCCACTACTGGAGTACCGGCAAGCTCCCCGACTTCTCCGAGCTGTGGGCATACATCCGGGCTCAGTCTCGCGACGGGCTGGCCGGTCGCGACTGTGGATCGACGGCGAACGCTCACATTCACTTGGCGACCGTCGAAGGTTACAAGACCGAGCAGGAAGTTCCATATCGGGGCCAGTCTTACCCTGTGAACTGGCGCGACATCGCGGCGATTCCCGGGAATCCATCGCTGCGACTGAAGCAGGTTGTGCGGGTCAAGAGCTGGCAGCAGCTCCGGCAAGGATTGGCGGCTCGCTGGGCGGCGATGGCGTTCGGGCCTTGGTTCAATGTTCCAAGGGATGGGCAAGTCTGGCAACTTCAGATCAATCAGGCTGGGGGCCATGCGTGGTACTTCCCCGGGGAGTTCCGGAACGGCAACCCGCGGGGAATGAACTCGTGGGGAATCGAGTTCGCCGACCGGGGCCGGTTCGATTTCTATGAACAGCCGTTCAATCAATGGCTGACCCACCCGCACACCTACGTTTTCCTTCTCTCGGAACTGGCCGAAGCGAAGCCGCGAAACGTCGACTTCACCAAGGAGCTGTGGAAGTGAAAGCGTTTCTCTTTGCTCTAGCCCTGCTGGTTGTGGCCACTCTCCTTGTGGCTGCGGATACACCGCGAAATGACGACCTGCGTTCCACCGTGGCCAACCAAGTCGACGCTGTGGAATCCGATCAACTCCAGGAGTTGAAGCAGAAGACCGAATCACTGGCCGGTGAATATCGCCTGCTGAAGTTCCAGCTGGAAAAGTGCTTGTGTGAGCTGAAGCAAAAGGAAGCCGCGAAGGCTTCCAAGGGCAAGTTTCCCCGGTTGATCGTGTTCAGTGCTCCTGAGTGGTGCGCTCCGTGCCGGGAGCTGGAAAAGAATATCGAGAAGCTGGCCGGTCAAGCCTATCAGGTTGATGGCAAGTCGCATCTGTGGCGGGAGAACATCGGCGGCGATGAGACCTTCTCGATTCAGCTGGTTGACTGCTCGGACAGTGACGGAGATGGCA